CTAGCTTAGGATTGACCGTAAAATAGTGTAAGCATTGGTGAATGTTGTCGCTTGGTATCTCGTTAGCTAAAATAGTTGACGTGTCAGGAAACAAAACAGATGGTTACTTTCTAGAGTTTGAAGAGGATGTAAAACCAATGGTTGCCAATTCTATTAATCGCAAGACCATTGCATCGATTGTTAAGATTCAAAAGAAAATGACATCTGCCGAATCACGTAATATCGGTAATTGGATTGGAGTACAAATCGAATTAAGTTTTGATGAGTCGGTCAAAATGATGGGTAAGCAAGTTGGTGGCATTAGAGTAAAGCCTACGCAACTTATTAAGGAGAAACAACCGATAACAGACGAACGTTTCAATACTGCATTAGAAGCGATTAAAAGTGGTAAATTTGACAAGGATAAATTGGTATCGGATTTCATGTTGACTAGTACACAAAAATTAACACTTGAGGGATTATGAAAGCAAAACACGAATTCGGATTCTCAAATGGAGATGAAGTAAAAGAAACAGTAACGGGATTTGAAGGCATAATTACAGGTTCTGTGATTTACTTAACAGGCTGTAATCAATATTTAGTCGCTGCAAAAGCAAAAGACAATTTTACCGAACCAATATCTAGTTGGTACGATGAAGGCAGATTAACTCTTTTAGAATCAAAAAAAATAGAATCAAAAGATGTTAAAGGAAAAAAAAATGGATGTGATAAATTACCTAATAAATATTGATATGATTAGACACAACATGGAACAGCGCACTATTGAATGGCATGAATTAAAGCATGGCAAAATAGGTGGCACTTTATCGAAAGGCTTATTCGTTAAGTCGGATACATTATTAATTGAATTACTTTCTCAACGCATCGAAGAGTATGAAGGTGAAGAGTCTTATATATCAGCTGATATGCAGAAAGGTATAGATTTAGAGCCGTATGCACGTGAAGCATTAGCAAATGAAGTATTTGTTTCGTTTAAAGAAGTTGGATTTCTACAAAGCGCATCCATTCCGTTACTTGGTATTTCACCGGACGGAATTTCGGAAGATGATACGGCAGCTTGCGAGATCAAGTGTCCTGGTGCAAAGAAACACACATCAACTATTTTAGCTAACGAGATACCAAGCGACAACATTCACCAATGCTTACACTATTTTACGGTCAATCCTAAGCTAGAGATATTGTACTTCGCATCTTACAGACCGGAATGCTTGGTTAAGCCCTTGTGGTGGACAGCAATAACATTATTTACACCGATTGACTTAGGTACGAAAGCAAAGCCGAATATTAAAACAGTTGAGGAATGGGTAGGTATTGCACGTGAGGAAGCGGAGAAATTGAATCATGAGTTGAATATGGCATTGTTGAAACTAAATGAGATGTATGAAAAGTAAAACAGCAGTAGAATGGTTATTTGAACAAGTGGTAAATAGAACTGAAAGAGTTTACTTTTTAAAAGAACTTGAACAAGCTAATGAAATGTTTGAGAAGCAGATTATTGATACTTACAACAAAGGTCATGAAGCTGGCATTAGTGATTATATTGATAATGAATGGGGAAGCGACATGACTGAATTAACAGCAGAACAATATTACAACGAAACATTTAAACAATAAGAACAATGAAGACAGATGAAAAAGGAAGACCACTTACTTATTGGGGTGGATTAGATAAATCTAAAAAACAAACAGCAGTAGATTTTTTAGTGGAAAAATTGGCAGAGAATGGAATTTTGCACAGTTCGGATATTGAACAAGCAAAAGAAATGGATAAGCAGAACATAATTTATACATTTAATTATGTAGATAATTATTGCACAGGGTTAACAGCAGAAGAATATTATAACGAAACTTTTAAACAATGATACAATATCTAATGTCAATAGGATATAAACCATTCCGATATACCAAGCTCGGTTTAGTTCCATGTGCAAATCCTTACGATTATTCAACAATGCGAGAGGGTGGACTGGATGTACGATTAATAAAAGGTGATTCAATCTTTATTATTGGCTTACATGAGTTTAAAAAGCCGCCAACTTTAATAAGTCCGAGACCGAGAATTAAGGTGTATAAAACAATCGTAGTGGATTCGGTTAAAAAAGACATAACGATATCAGAAATTGAAGACGACGCAATGAATATTGTGCTAAAAGAAGTTGAACATGAACAAATATTTAAAGCAATTCATGATAAGTCATTTTGCTTTGAGTTTGATTTACGAGAGAATTAAAAACTAAAAACTAAAAACAATGGAATTATTATTTGTAATAGCACTAACAACAGTAGCGGTATTGTCATTTTTTTTAATAATATGGCTAATTTGGGTAAATTAAAAACATAAAACAATGGATGAGCGAGATTACATAGCAATGAATAAACAATCAAAAACAAATTTAACAATGGAACAAGAATTCATATCAAACATAAAGCAATACATCGCAGATAATAATATTAGCGTGTGGAGATTTTGCAAGGAAATTAACTTCACCAATCCCGATAAAATGAAAAACTATCTTAACGGCAAGGTAGGGATTAACGGGAAGACAGTCTTCAATATCATGAATCTGATATACAAATGAAATTGTTAATAAATATATTCGACAATTGCAAGGTATTTCTATTTATTTTTATAGTATATTTGCTTAATGACAACCAAGTCAATTGAAAAATATTACAGATATGCAGAATTCCTTGCTGGTAAAAACGGCAAGGATTTGCTGCACCATGTATATTTAGAATTGCCTGAGGACTTAAGTCACATTAACAATCCGGATACTTACATTCAGAAGTGTTTGTTCCATGCTTACTACGGGAAGACTAGCAGCTATAATAAACTACATAATTTACTAGTTAGTGAAATAACAAATGATATCGAACAAACATATGAAGAACCTTGCCTATTTGATTCTCAGTTATTGCATAAGATTCTACTACAGCTAGAGATTGAAGGTTATAGAACTGAGGTGAAAGTATTCAAGGATTGCAAACTAAACTCAAATATTTGGGCATTCTCAAAGAAAGTAAAAATGAATGAACGAACGATCACAAAAATAGTTAACTTTATAGAAAACGAAATAAGAGAAAGATATGCTTTATTGGATAAGTAGTTATTTAACATTTACATTTACCCTTGCTTTATTAGGATGGATATTAGCCTTCTTAATACATCAAGAGTACAATTTGCCATATCGCATTAAAAGAGTGCTTAGAATCGTTCCTACGACCTATATCAAAGTATTGGATTGCTATCCATGTTTTGCGTTTTGGCTTACATTAGTGATTTCATTTGAACCATGTACGGCTATTTTAGTTTATGGATTATCAATATTAACAGAAAGAAAATGATTATTAACAAAGAAGCGCAGATAAGTCTAGATTTTATCATGCCAAAGATACGGGTAAATGGGTACGATTACTCAGGCAAAGAGTTTGATTGTTTGGCACACGTTTACGGAGAAATAACTAAGATGTCAACAGGTAAAGAGCGCGTATTATCTAAAGGATGTCAGGGCTGTATTCCGGGTGCAGTTCATATTGTGAATAATTATCTTAGACAATTGCCAACCGAAGCAATACAACCAACGTTTGAAGGGTTAAACCTTCCAGAGTTACGGAAATTATACCCAACAATTAAGGCAACGAGCAGGAAATCATTTATATCTAAAATTAAGTAACCATGGAAAATAAAGAAGAACCACAATTTAACGCGATGAATTTCATTCAAATGATATTCGCAATTGGAGCAGCTGCATACGGAATCTATATTTTGATGTCGTGAACATTAAAAGCAAATCATTTGTTGACAGGTTGCAAGAACTAGCAATTGAATACATTGACGAATGTTTGTCGAATGTAAAAGAGGTTGCTACTTCTAGCGGTAAAGTAGTAGAACAAAGGGATAGACACATCCCAACTATTAAGTATTTCTTATGGATTTGGATACCTAAAAACTACGACAAAAAGAACACTATTAAAAGGACAACATACTACAGATGGCTTAAATGGGAGAACACTTATAAGCAAAAAGTAATACAAAATATAGACGGAACATTCGCAGCTTTAGCAGAAGATATCGTAGCGAATGAAGGCAAGGGAATATTCTACGCAAAGAATCGTTTAGGAATGCATGACCGCCAACAAATAGAATCTAAAACTGTAGATAAATTTGAGTTCGATTAAAGGCTACAAACCCCATGATAAGCAAAGGGTAATACACAATTCAATTAACAACGATCCTGCAAAGTATTATGTACTTAATATTGGCAGGCAGTTCGGTAAAACGATGTTGTGCATAAATCAGCAATTGTATTGGGCT